TCTGGGAGTTGTTCTGGAGTAATGTTGCCATTTTCGATATTGTTTTCTAACTGTGTAGCTTGATCTTCTTTATTTGGCCCTAATACACCTCTATCTGTTGACTCATCATAGTTGTATAAATTGAAGTTGTCAAGTGGTCTTTCGTTTGTATTTGTGTCAACATTATTAAGATCAACTGGAGGAACAAGTGTTCCTCTATCAGATGTATCATTATAATTTGTTAATCCAAATGTATCAAGTGGTCTTTCATTCTCAGTTGTCATACTGTCTCCTTAATAACCAGGGTATCTGTGAGTGTATCTCCACTCCTGGGTAATTCTTCCTTTTGAAGGTGCATTTACCCATTCTTCCAAGCCTTTACTGCCATCTGCTTTAAACTTGTATTCCTTGCCACCACCTTTATATGTTATGTTAAGGCTGTCATCAGACGGTTCATATCTTGCAGATTGAATAGCAGTAGAGTCAACAGGCACAGACGTATCATCTAATTGATCTGGGATATATTGCTGAAAATCTTCATCTTCGTTTCTGAAAGATACTGGTCTCTTTATGACCATTCCGTTTAACATTCCGTATTTCATTTTGATTTCAAGTTCCTATAAAGATCAGCCATACCACCTGCAGTGTTGGCAATAGCCTGTTGAGTTTGATTAGCAACACCGTAATCAATGCCAGCCTGTTTAAGAGCAGCTTGAGCTTCAGCTGTTTCAGCATTGAATTTAGCATTATTTAACTGAGACTGTTGCTGTTGTCCCAAGTTCATACCTTCAGCAGCTCTGTTACTGTTATCCATATTGAAAGGATCTGTGCCTGTAACGGAAGCTTTGTTCCAATCTTGAATACCCATTTGATTAGCTTCTCTCATTCCAGCATTCCAGTTTGCAACTTCAGCATTCTTTCCGCTGTACTTCTCAGCAGCGTTCATATACTGTTTTGCAGCTCTTTTATAAGCAGCAGCCAATTTCTTGTTATTAGCATATGTAGAGATACCGTTAGCAGCAGCTCCAGCGATTGCTCCAATTATAATTGCAGTTCCAATCATTATTTACTTCCTCCTGACCCCAAAGATGCTCCCAAAGAAGCACCTGCGCCAGCGCCTGTAAATCCAGCTCCAATAGAGTTAAACAATGCACCTTTACTCATATTTCTAGCACAATTACAAAGAGCACAAGCTTGTCCCATTTTCATAAGGTAATCAGCCTGAGTGCTTCCTTGATTTTGGATTGATGAGGTATATGCATTATTTCCAGTAGAGATTGCATTAGTTGTAGCAGAAGCATCTCCTAAAAGACCACTTCTTGCCTTTCCCATACCAGCATTTATACCAGCCTGTCTTGCAGCAATGGCATCGTTAATCATTGACTGCTCAGTAGCAGCAGAACAGTTGGCATTAGCTTGAGCATCTGTAATAAGTGGACAAATAAGTCCATTAAAACAATTTAAGCCTGCTTTCTCCCAGGCAGCAACACATTTGTCTCTAAGGCGTTCGTTCATTAACCACCCAGGACAAGTACAATCCTTTATCTCATTTATGCATTTATTTACAAAGTCATTAACGTATTGGTTACCAGCGTTAGATGTACCTGTATAACCAGCATATTCATAACCCTCCCAAGGAGAAACCCATTCTTTCTCCGGACCTTCTCCGTGGCTATGAACTTCTGTACTTCCTGCTCTTGTATAATCTGCCATAATTTTATACCATTCCTTTCTTGTTGCTTAATGTTCCAGTTCCATTATCCATAACGTGTGCAGTAATTGACTGAACAATAAATGGGCTGTTAACATAAAGTCTTAAACCCTGAGCTTTTATTAGCTTTGGATTATAAGTTATTAGAACTGAATTGCTCCATTTATCCCACATATCAGGAGTAATCTTTACTTTCTTTTCTTCTGACTTAACAGTTATATCAGTTAAAGACCTTACACCTACAACAACTTCTCCAGTAGGATGGTTCCCTTCCAAATCGTAAAGTGTAATATTCCATCTGTCGATAGAAGTGCTTTCAGTAGCTCCTATACCATAGAATGAGCTTTCCAAGTCAACATTATTTACTTGATAGTTATCTTTATCATAATAAACTAATGAGTAGTCATTACCGCTGTCTTCGATATGTGTAACGTTATCAGATGTAAACTGAACCATAGAAACATTCTTGAACTGCTCCAAGATATAAGTGTTCTTTGGACCGAAACACAACAAACCTTTACTTGTTGGTACATAAATTGTCTGAGTTGACTTATCATAATAATGCTGTCCTGTCAAATTACTAAACTTGTTAGCATTATAGATGTGTTCAAGGTTTGCGTCACCTGTAAAGCTGTAGAATGATCTATATCTTTCTGACCAGAAGAATGCAATCATTGGGTTATTACCAACGAACTTCATTCCATTTATATCAATAATAGGGTCTTTACTTGAAAGAACTGAGTTGTTATAACTTACTGAACAAATCTTATCATCAATAATTGCATAGAACTGACCTTGAATTACAAAGAATGCATCAGCACCATTTACTTCACTGCTAATCAGATAGATAAATGTTGGAATGTTGTTGTAATAAGAAACTGTATAAGCCTCTTTCAAGTCATATACCAAATCATTGTTACCTGCTCCATCGAGATAAGTAGCAAACAATGAAGGATTTAAGAATGACGATGTTGCAGTAGTTATAGTATAAGTCTGACCAGAGATTGTAGTGTTGAATGACTTTACATCATTGTTATATGTATACTGATAATAAGCATCACCAACACCTGATGTAGATGTATTTGGTGTTCTTGTATAGTAAACGTCAACACCTAATGGGATACTTAATGTAAACTCTGGCTCATTTGCTCCATACAAGCTTTCATCGCCAACCATCATTCTTGCTTTAGCATAAAGAGGTGTCTGCCAAGAAGCAACAGGATAAATGTTTGGGTTTGAATATAATGTTCTTGATGAAGCTCTTGCGATAACCTGGTTCTGTGAAGCTGCAACATATCTGAACATAAATGAATATACAGAATTGTAGTAGCAGCTCATTTCATTTTCAAGAATACTTCCACCCAAGAATCTAAAGTTCCAGTCAGAAGCATAGTGGAACCACTTGTTTCTTGCCGAGTCATAAAGGTTCCAATAGTTGTCAGTGTTCAAAAGAATGTATTTGTTGTCAAAGATTGCAGTAAACTCAGGTGTATCTTCTACCCTCTGAATCATTACAATCTCATCGTATTTGTTCTTGTAAATAACTTTGTCGCCATAAGCTGCAGGATAGAAGTCTTCAGAAACTTCCTGCCAAGGTGTCAAAAGAGTACCGATGTAATCTTCTGAATTAGCCCAAGAGATACCTTGAATGTAACAAGAGTTGTCTGTTGTAGTGTTAAACAACAACTTAAATCCTGCATCACCATCAGATACTGGATTTACCTTAACTCTGTGTCCGATAGTACAGTAAACCAATCTGTCTTCTTCAGCACCAGAAGTGCTTCCTTCAATCATATAATCAGAATAATAATTGAAGCCAGTGTATCTTGAAGTTCCAGGCATATACTTCAAATCAGTACAGTTACTGTTGTAAACTTCCATTGCATAAGCGTCAGTGCTTTCTGCAGTTCCACCAGCTAATTCTGTTGGAGTAATGCTGTTTCTTGTATACTTTATAGTTTGAGCAAACAAGTTTTGGTTAACAATTACAGAGTTACTTCTTATTTCAAATCTTGGGTTGCTTGTATGTATTGCTTCAGTAATTGACTCAAACTTTATAGTATTTCTAAATAAGGTTGCTGAAGCAGTCATAGGCAACCAAGTATTTGTTGATAAAGTGTTTGTAGTAGCTTGCTCAAATCCAGTCATTGTGTAGAATAAACCATTGTCCAAAACTACACAAGGATAAGCTGTCATTTCAGTTGATGCTATAGTGTAAGTATGTGTTCCGTTATACTCAAGGGAAACTCTTACTCCAGTTGGATTATTTCCCAAATTCCAAGTAATATATGGTTCTTCATAAGGGTCATCTTCAACATCATAGAGAACTACAATCTGAGCAATGTTTGTAAGGCCTTGCTGATTTACACCAACAGTCAAAGTTTTAGAGCCTTTAACAGTGTTGTTAGTAGAAGTAATTGTAGTCCAACCACTGCTTGAAACTATGTATCCTTTTGATGCCAAGTCAACATTAAAGTCTACGTTAAAAGTTGGTACACCTTCATCAGTTACACCATTAACAAACTCTATATTTCCAAAAGAAACATTTACATAAGCAAACCTATCATCAGAGTCAGCTACTACCCAAATATCGAAAGATGTATTTAAGCTATGATTTCCATTTACATATGTTCCATCTATATTTTCATTAGTAGTCGCACTAAATGGAAAGCTACCAATTGCATAGTAGTAATCGTTACTTATTGTCCAAGTTTTATTCTGTTGAGTGTTAATATTGTTGTTACCTGTAACTGTGCTAGTAGTTGCAGTACATAAATAAAATCCAGCTCCGTGAGTAAGACCAAGTGTTGATAATTCAGTTGGGTCAGTTACAGGAATCCATACACTGAAACGTCTCCAAGAGAAATATTCGTGAGTGCTATAAGCCTCAGCCCATTTAATTCTGTCAGAAAGGAATACGTTATTATCTTTTGCAATTGTGTAAGTTGCTGATGCAGTATCTCTATAGTGTACAGGAGCATTAAAGTCAACAGAGTCAGTGCCAAAGCTCAATTCATTTCCGATTTGTTCTCCTGTAATACCATAATATGTTGCAAAGCCGTTATGTCTTGTATCAATGGCTTGTCCATAATTGCTTACTAATGAAACCCAAGGAGAACCATAAGTAAATCCGATGTTTATAATAGGGTCAATGTTTTCTATGCTAATCTGTTCAAAAGTTGAGTTTGTACCAACTCTAGATGAAGCAACTTGTCTGTACCAAGTAATAATCTTGTTAAATTGTTCTCTTAATGAATTGTATTCTATATCATATGTATAGAACTTTATATAATGGTTATTATCTAATTTACTGATTAAAGCAATGTACAAGTCGCCGTTATTATAAACAATTCTGGAAGTAACGAAAGTTCCTGTTATAGAAAGAGTAGTTATTACTTGACCTGCTTTCATTAACTGAAGACCAGAGTTTAAGTACCAATAATCACCTTTATTATCAAAGGCTACAGAAAGCATATCCAAGCTGTCTAAAACAGTTCTTGTAAACTTGTGATTAAGACCTGATATGTATGAAGTCCCATCAATAGTCCAATTGCCATTTATAATCTGATGTTTTCTTCCGTAATAATCATAAATGCCTTCAATTCCTGAATCTTTGATGTAAACCGGGCTAATCATATCATTAAGATATGGAGAGTTGTTCTTTTCCCAGTTTCTGAATGTTGAGTCAACGTGAGGTTTGTCATTACAAAGATTTAGTAAAGGCGGAAATTGTATTTGAGATTTGTTTGCCTTGCTGTTCATAATTTATTAGAAAATTTAGTTGTTTAGAACAACTCGAGAATATGATGGACAATACATTCCACATAAAATAACGTTATCGGCACTATCTTTTATTCTTACATAAATGTGAGGATTAATCCATTGACCCTGCGGGTTCAAATAATAGTCAGGTATACAAGTACCAATGCAACAAACATTCTTTACAAGATTTGGGAAACAAGCGCTATAGTTTGAACAGCACATACAAGCGCATACATAGCTACTTGAAGCAATAAGATTAATGCAAGTTGTTGCTCCAGAAATAATAGTGCTACGAGTATTACCATCATCAATGAGAGATGTATCATATATGCCGAATTCGCAACCTACAACACCACTGGGACATCTGCTTATCAATTTAAGTGCGCCAGTTATACAATCAGTTTCTATCTCCAATTTACAGCCTATGAAATCACTGGTGTCAAAACAAAGACTTGCAAAACATAAAGATGAAGATGAAGTATTAAGATAAGCACAGAAGTATTCAGTACAAGCATATAAGCAAAGTTGTTGTCCACAAATCGTGGTATTACCAAATGAACCAGTTGCTCCATAGCAATAAGATGATTTTATATCGTTATAAGGACATATTATAGACACAGCCATAGTATGTTCTGGTGGATAAAATACTTTGGTGCAGCAAGTAGTAGATGTATCGCATACCCATACAACATCTACATTCTTTCCGTTATATGTTAATTTGCTTAATTGTGTTCCGTTATAAATAATTGCCATAAAACACCTTCCTTAGATTGTAATAGTTAAGGTGCTTCCAGAAAGGCTGAAATTAGCTGATGTCAAAGTACCAGTACAAGCAAGACCTGCACATCCTTCCAAAGTAGTAACTCTAGTTCTTACAGAATTCAAATCAGTACAAGATGCTTTACTAGCGATGTCAGACGCAACCAATGTACCTGTACAATTAAGGCCTGCACAAGCATTAAGACAAGTAATACAAGTGTTAATTGTATCCAAATCTGATGGAACCAAAGTTCCTGTGCAACTTAATCCAGGGCAAGCATTAAGACAAGCAATTCCTGTGTTTATTGCTGATAAATCTGCTGGCACTAAAGTACCTGTGCAACTTAAACCTGGACAACTTTTCAAATCAGAAATGTCCTGATTTATTGTATCTAAATCAGAAGCAACCAAAGTACCTGTACAGTTAATTCCTGGGCAGGCATTAAGACAAGTATTCATTGTTGCATTTGTTACAAGCTGATTAGCTGAAGTAGCATCTGAAGGAATTACTGCACCAATCTGAACGATGTTACTGTGGTTGGTATCTGCACAAGTTTCTACATTGCACAATCTAGTCCAACAAGCATCAAAAGAAGCTCCGCCACTTTCAATCATATCCTGTACTTGAGAAACATTTGTTAACTGATTATCGACTGAAGTAGTATTTGGTATATACGACTTTATTGTTGCAATGTCGCCAGACAAGTCATCAAAGATTCCATTTACAACAGGAACACTGAAAACTTCTCCTACTTTGAGTTCATCATTTTCAACTGCGTCGCAAACATCTTCTGCGCAGGCAAAGTTCTTTATTTTAGGTACGTCTTGGGCATTAGTTAACCCACTTTCTGTCTTTGTATATCTCATATTTTATTAGAAACTATTAACGATTTCTTTTGCTAAGTTAAAGCATTCAGACTTGATAGTATCATCAACATAATTGTCGTGATGTCTTGTATCTTGTATCAAAACATTTCTTATATGGTCAAAGCAAATGTTTCTTTTAACGCATATTTCATTCAACTGTAATGTTAATTCAGCTTCTTTCATAAGGCGATAATTATCCCAAACTTTTATAAGAGCAGCTTCTTTATGAGTAACTACATTGCAGATTGTATGGCTTTCATAATAGTTGTGCAAAAGGTAATTTCTGAAATCAGGGTTTTCTGTCATTACCCATAAGTCAGAACCGTTTCCGTTTGTTTCAGTAACATTAAATTCCGGCCATAAAGTATAGTTCTCATACTTATAAGCGTCATCCGGTGAAATCGTAGTCCTGATTACAATGTTGTTTGAGTAATGCTTTGCTCTTTCTATAGCAGTGGGTAAATCTTCTCTCTTAACGCAAATAATTGCGAAAGTATATTTGTTATCAGAGTCTTTGTCATCTTTATCAACATAATCACATTTTAATACTTTCTGTGTTGCTTTGCCTACTGTTCCATAACCGATTATAATTGCGTTCATTTGCTTTTCATCTTCCCTACCATACAAAGGTTGCATACTCTACTTAAATTACACTCTCTGTAAATCCAATCTAATGAGTCCAAATCATATACTGATGTTATAGTTTCTTTCATTTTGCATCCAGAGTGTACTTCATCGCCTCTTAATGCAAGTCTTCTCCAACATTCTACTTTTGGAATGTTTAATGCGTGAACTTTTACAATCAAATCAGTCTGAGTGTCATTGTTATTTCTTATAAACTTGGCAATCTCATCATTAAACAAAGGATAATGATTTGCATCTCTCATTCCTTCAAATGTCATAGGAATGTCAGGGTATTTATCTATAACTTTCTTTGTTTCTTCAAAGTTACTGTCACCAATTACAAACTTAGCGTGGATATTATTACCAACATCTCGTACTTTCTGCATCCATTTATCCATATCTTTTACCTGGCTTATATGGCAAGAAGCACAGATATGAACTTCTGTGTTTGGATGCAATTTCTGCAAATGCTTATAGTAATCAGCATCTTTTAATGAAAAGTTGGTCAATATGTCAACTCTTAAATCCCATTTATCTGATGAAAGGTTCTTTATAATAGTTTCCAAATCAAATAATGCAGGCTCTCCACCTAAAAGACTAATTTGGAACTTGTTAAACTTGCTCTTTTCCATCAAGCTTCTTAAATGTTTTGATACTTTATCAACATCAACTTTCTTTACTGTCTTGTCTGTCTGACAGCAGTATGGACATCTGAAGTTACATTGTTTAGATATAGACCACCAAATGCTTAATCTGTCTTCTGGTCTTCTTACAAGTTCAAAGTTTTGAGAACTGTTTTGACCGATTGTATTTAGAATCTCTTCGGCTATCTCAGACCAGTCTTTTACTTCAATGTCGCCATAATCATAAGTAGATATAACAGGAAGACCTGCACATTTGTATACAAAATACTTAATAGGCAGCATTCCCGCAGTCCAATCGTCTTTCTTGAATGGAATTAAACCACCTTTATACTTTGGTAAAACTGTTGGGAAGTCTTTCTCTTCAAGAAATCCTTTGTATTCGAGATTTGGATAGTCTTTTAATACACCTACATCAACATATTTTCCATATACATCAGTAGGATACTTGTTCATTTCTTCCAAATCTACTTTATCAAAGCTTGTATTGCCTAAATAAACGTATCTGTCAATCTTTTCTGTTTCAATAGGATTAAATTTAGTGCACCCATTAGGGATATAATAAGTGTTTTGTCCTCTTTTAGACTTAGAGTCATTGTAAAGCCATTCAGAAGAGTTGATTACAACAGTTGCGTTCTCTAAAGTATGTCTTTCTGCCTCATCTTTAGCAGTCCAGTTGTCAGTTCTATCATAAACAAGTATATCATACTTTATAAAATGGTTGAGAAAATCATACTGAACAGGTCCTGAAACATAGAGAATGTGGCAGTTCATATATGTATTATCTTTGTACTCAGAATAATCCAATTTACTCTTGAATATCTCAGACAACTTTCTTCTTCTATAGCAGTCAGTGTAAGCATTACTTTTAGGAATAAACTGAACCATATCATAGTAATGGCTGTCTGTTACAAGTGGTACATCTGATTCCCATTTCTTGTAAACTACCCCAAAAGGAACTTCATTTACTTTCTTTACTGATGCTGAACTTTTATCCAAAGTTATAAAATCAAAGTCATTTCTTGAGTGAAGATATGTAAGGAATGTCTTATTATCTACTAAGAATCTTCCATCTTCTCCCTTTTCAACTTCTTCTTTTGTTGGCCATCTGTCTTTAAGGTTTTCAGAATAATCTAATACTACGTCGTCTTCAGTCTTGACAATGTCACCTTCAATTAAGTCGATGCATTCTTGTTTCTTTAAATAGTCAAGAATATAATCTGGAGTATCTTTGTCGTAATAAACTTCCTTAAAAGTCCATTTTCCCATTGTAGGAATTAAATACCAAATGTTACCTTTAGTTAATTTTACTTTCATACTTAGCACACCCTTATACAAGATACTACAGATGGAGTTCGTGAGCCCAATTGGTTTACTATATAGCAACAATCAAAAGTTGTACATCCTGAATTTTGACCATTCTTTAAATATGCATAGGTATGGCCGCAGTATGGATAAAGAACTGGAGGACAAATATTTGTAAAACTTTGACATATGAGACCACTTACATAGTCACAATAGTCAATTTCTACCCAGTTAGAGTATAATCTACAGTTACAACCATTATCAGTCCATTTAGTTGCTCCACCTATATAAGAAATGCTATCACGAGCATTAACTCCAGGTGAGAATCTAAGCCACATACAGCCAACTATCGGCATACATACGCATTGACCAAGATACACTAATGACGGGTTTCTGTAAACGTCAAATGTGTAATTTATGCTACAGTATCCACTTCCGACTACACGTTGATGAATACATCCAAGCTGAATGTCCATACAAGTACAGTAAGTCATATTTGAGCAGTCAGATACTTTACCATTTACCCAACCTATGCAGCCGACCCCACTGTGGCATCCATTGTAATTTATTACTGCTCTTGCACAGTATCTGTTGCCTCTACTTGTATAATCAAAACCTGCAAAGTTGTAGCAAACAGAAGCAAAACTACAAAAGCGTACAGGTTGACAACTGTAGAAAAGATAACCATCTTCGTGTGCGACTGTTCTGTAAGTTGTTCCATTATATTGAACAGCAGTAATTGGAGTTCCATTATAAGTTATTGCCATTATTTAATTACCTCGCACAAATAATCAATGTGTTTCCTGATATGCCGAACTTACATATACCAAGTGGTGCTAAACAACGAGCAGTTAATACATCACATCCATTCTGCTCCAAGTTACCACATACGCATACATCGCCATTGAAACAAGCAGAACCATCACAGTAAATATACCAAGAATGAGTATGGTTTTCATCATCACAGTATCCGTTAATGTCATAATAAGTACTGATACCGCTTGAACAAGCAATAATTTCATCTGCGATAATACAACCTGCTGCGCAACCAGAAGAGTTTGTAATTCTTAAAGCACCTGTTGAACTGCAGTATCTTAAGCAGCAAGCATTAGAAACATATGTTTGGCTGTTTGTTGTTGTATTACCATTTTCAAGAGCAATATGGAAATCATAAGCGGTGTTATAGCTAATCCTACTATGATAGCAGGCACTAGTAGCATAAGATGCAACAGAAACACTTGAAGTAGAATTACTAAATTTAATTCCTGACGGAGCAGCTGTAGTTGAACATACAAGTTTAATAGGCTTCTGTCCGAAAAGCTCCATTGGAGTCCAAGCGCCGTATTTAACCCATACACAAGTTGTTGTATCATTTATATGACCTACAGCAATAGTTCCATAATCATCAATGCTATGTCTGTAAATAGCATCTCCGCCACAGTATTTTACAAGAGAGAATGTATTTGAATAGATTTTACCTTCAACAAGATTGTCATTGGCAGAACCAACATCAATAAGGGCATATTTTATACCACCATTAGCACTATCAAGAGTAAGAGTATAACCGCCCATTTCTGCGCCATTTCTTTTCAAAACGCCTGTATTAGGGTTGTATGTAAATGAACAGTTTGTTGAACGTCCAATACCACCAACAACTTGAGAACAAACATTAGTATCAGGAACAGACGTCATCAAGATTGGTCTATCTGCTGAACCTGCCATATAATCCAAGCAATACAAATTATAACAGTTTGTACCATCTGCTCTGCAAATTGAACCGTTAATCTTGTTAGTTACAGTAAGATTAGTTATGCAAGCATCAGTAAAGCAAATTCCACAATTCCAGTAAAGTACTCCGTTCGAAGTTATTTCACCAATGTCAGCATTTGCATTAGATACTACAATTCCATTATCAACTCTTAATGTTGAACCAATACTAACAGCATCAGCAGAAAGGCTGTTCGCAAAGTTACCGCAACAAGCATTCAATGTAGCTGTGTAAGGGTTGTAAGTAATGCTTCGTCCACCACTGAATCCGATGCTGTTATAACATCCGTCAGAAGTAGCACACCACATTGCCATATTATAAACTGTATCACCAGAAAGGCTGTTACTCTTTACTTTATCAGCGTTCTCTGCGTCTGAAGATTTAGCACAAACATTACATACTGTTAAAGTACCCGTAGCCGGATTATAATAAGGACCAGGGCAAACGCAGCTTACACCAACATAGCCTTCACCTACTTCATTCGGCGTAATAGGGATTGCATAATTACAGTCAACCCCATAATTAACTTTACATACAGTACCAGCTGTAGCACCAGCTAATGTCTGTACAATCTTTTGTCCTTCTTCTTCTATAACTCTACCAATCATTATAAATCCTCACTTGTAACCCAGTTATCTTCGTTATCAATGTATACAATAGAACCTGTAGGTATAGTTCCAGTGTAAGCATTATAGCAAGCCATACTTTCGAATCTGAAAACTTTTGTAGCATCAGAAACGTTTTCTTGCCATCTATATCCATAAGTATTATCTCCGTTAGCACAAGATACAAGAATTTGGTCAGCTGCAGTTGGATTAGAGATAGTTTGAATCTCTGTGTTAGCTGCATCCCAGCAAGTTAATGCGTGGTTGTTCATTGATGAGCTTTCTGCTCTTGTAGCAACAGCTTCCAAGTCAGTTAAATCAAACTCTGTAAATACAGCATTTGTGTATTTTGTCCACTCATCGTCTACAACTTTAGCATCATATTTTGTTAACTCGCCTGTAGGATAAACTTGTACTGTACCATCATCTGTAAACCATTCGCCATCAGCGTTGAGCCAAATAGAAGGATAAGTTGTATCAGTTCCAGTTGCATCCCCAATTCTTACAGTTCCTGTATTATCAACACCAACGATAGCATTGTTTTCATTGCCATCATAGTTGTGAACGATAACACCAGAAACTTCAGTATTAGCCAATCCTGAGCTGTTGTTCTGTCTTAATACAATCGTATCACCAGAAGTTGAAATAGTTTCTTCTTCTGTAGTAATTGTCTTTCCTTCTACATACAAGTCACCATTAACGTGGGCATCACCAGTTACTGTAAGATTACCTACAGTAGCATTTGTAACTTCAATAGTATCTGTTGGCTGAATTGTGTCAGTAACACTGTCATAGCTTAATGGCTTTGTATTTGAAACATTAGGCCAGTCACATTCGCATTTATATGCTGCAACAGCATCACGTCTGTTACCTTCTTTTCTGCTAATAATAGTTCCATCTACAGTTGTCTGAATGTCTAAGCCATCAGTAATTGTTCCGCCATCAGTAAAATGTGGGGTAGTAATAGTGCAAGTAACTGAAACATCATTTGCAGTCAAAGTGCATTCAACATTATGATTTCCGTGAGTGCAAGTATTGTTTCCCAAGTTTGTAATGTTGTAGCTTTCAGTTGTTCCATCAGTAGATACACCATTATAATTGGCAACTGTCTTTTCTGTAACCAAACAAGTAGATGTATTTGAAAGCTCAGCAGGAGCATTGAGATTTGTTGGATGCTGCCAAGATGGTCTTAATGTAGTGCCATCAGCGCAACTTGTTACCTGAACATAATCTAAGTTGTTACCTGAAGTAGTTACAGGATGTCCATCAACTAAGCACTGTGTAAGACCCAAGTTCTCATATATAGATACATTGTCCATTGCAAGTTCTTGCATTTCAAGCTTTTCAACTCTCAATGTATCTGTTACCATTAAGTCATCTACATAAGTACCATTAACATCAACAATGTCGTGCTGTTGGAAATCACTTGTTATCTGTGATGTGCTATATGTTGTTGGAGCTTCAGTGTTGTCAGTAGAAGAAGACTGATAGTAAAGGTTGATTCTCTGTCCTTGACCATTCCAAGCAATCTCATATTTGCCAGTATAACCATCATCGAAAGTACCAGCTTTTACATATTTAAGATAATCAAGGCTTTTCTGAGACCAACGATACATCAAGTTACCTTGGCTGTTGCTTACTTCGATAGCAAATACTTTAATACCGCCATCTGTTCGGCCTTCCAAGTAGTAATTACCGTTAGTGAAAAGAGGCAACACAGTAAACTGGTCTGCGTTTGTTCCATCAAATACTTGGCAATATGTATGTTCAATAAATCTTGTATCAAGGCAAGTTGTGTTTGATAATTTGTTAGTGATTGTGTTTGCTGTTACATCGCCACACAAACAAGTCTTTCCGCCAATGCAAGCATCGCCGCCATTATTAAAGCATTGTGCATTAGTAACATTGGTTGAATTAACATTGGCAACGTTAGCAGTTGTACCACAAATTGAAGTTGCCTGCAAACCATCAGCAGTAACGGTGCAAGCATCAATGTTTCTTGCTGTAATGTCGTTTGTGTTGATTACGCCAGGATTAAAACTTCCTGTTTGAAGGTTGTCAATGCAGGCTGATGTTGCACGCAAGTTTGGAGTATTTACGCAATTAACAGTTGCGTTATCAGCTGTCAAGCAGTTTGTATTTACTTTATTAGCTTCTACATTATCTGAGTCTACACAAGAAGCTGTTAATTTATTTAGATTAGCCTCTTGTCCGTTTATTGATGTTGCATTAACAGTGCAAGTAGTAAGGCCTGTCTGCAACGAAGTTCTTAAATCATTTGTACAAGTAATAGCTGTGTCAGCCTTAGCTTCAGCACAGTTTGTTCTTTCTACAAGTTCTTCATATTGCTGCTCTGTAATTGGTTTGCAGTTAACAGGTGTAACCGCAGCGATACCATTCGAGCTATCAGGGTAAATCTTCTTCATAATTTATTAGAAAAGTGTAGCTTATTTAATCAACCGCGAATATGTTAACTATTGTTGTATTTATTATTCTATATTTTATATTTATTATCTTTGTTTATATGTTTTATTACTACTACTAGTTTGTTGATTGATTGACTTACTGATTGATTACTTGATACTACTAGAAAAGAAAAGGCCCCAACCTTTCGGAAGGAGCCTTCTTTATTAGTTAATACACTGGAGATTAGAGTGTATATCCAAGCAATGCCGATGTGTTAGCGTCGTGGAAGATACCAACTGCGTTAACTGATGGATCCAATACAACGAATGAACCAAATACGTTCAATGTTACACGAACGGCTGGACCGTCTGATGTAGCCTGACCTGGTTCTGTTGTAATGAAGTCGTCGATAAGCAATTTGTATGGGTCATTTGTTTTACCCTTATCGTTGCTTTCCTCTGGGTCTGGTTTACCAGGTTCATTACCTGCAATACCGTCATTTACGGCTTCTGCGTTTGTATATGCCCAGAACTCGATAGTTGATTTATCGAGAACGTAGAACTTGCCTTTTGGACAATATGGGTCGTCGTAAACGTTGTCTATATAGTTTGTGCTGAATTCAGCAGCAACTTTACCGATACCAACATTTGCCATACGTTTAGCATTTGTTGAAGTCTGTGTAAAGTATGTGTTTGTTGACTGAATTTCATTAGCAACATCCAACCAATCCTGGTCATTCATTACGATGAAGTCAGGTTCACCACCATAGCGGCGTGCTTTGCGGATAGCTTTGATGATAGTCTTTGACTTCTGTGTATCACCGTCAGCGATACCGTTTACAAAGTTACCAGCAAGACCTTCTGTAGCAACAGAACGAGTAACACCCATAAATGGAGTCTGGATATATGATGTCCAGCTTGCACCTGTACGTCCGTTTACAATTGGGAGCCAAGCATCGAGACCAACTGGGAGATATGGGTTACCAGAAGCATCCATAGAACCAGCGATAACGATTACTTCTCCACCTGCACCTGTGTAAGCTCCAGAAGGAGTTACGTTTACTGTGTTACCGTCAATTGAGTTAACTTCCAATGTTACCAATGGAGTAGCTGAACTAACTGATGCTTTGAGCTGCAATGAAGAGCCAACTGCAATCTTGATAATTGCATCATCTGTAAGTGTGATGTCAACTGGAGTAGCTGCTGCAAATGTTGTTGCAGTTTCCAATACACCAATTTCACCATATCCACGACCATAAAGAGCTGCTGCCAATGTCTTACGCAATGCTTCTGTAGCTGCGAAAGCTTTGTTACCAGCAATCTTCATATAAGCGCCTTTCTTAGAAAGAGAAGCCTGAACTTCTTTTGCGTTGTAAGAGAATACTGAGAAGAGCTGACCCGGAGTTACTCTGAACTCTGCGTTCTTAACGTTCTGTGCTGCTTTTGTTTCAGCAACAAGGAAGTCACCTGCAACTGCACCACCTCTTGAGTAAACTGCTGCGAAGTTCTGCTGTTTACCTTCAACACGAGTCTTGTTGATTGACTTCAATACTGGTGAGTTTCTCATTAAGAGGTTTTCTACACCGTCTTTGTACCATACTTTGAGGATTGCCTCAATAGCGCCGTCAGCTGTAATTTGCTGTGCTGCCATTATAATTCCTTTTCTTACCTACCGACCGATAAGTGGGTCAAAATTGTATTGTTTTCAGAACACAATCGAATTAAGAATTAGAGCTGTTTTCTCAACTCCGCTTCAACTGAATTCCTATAATTTATTAGAAAAGTTAGAATGAATATACGTTGTTCATTCGTGTATAACCAGAGTCCTGAGATAAGCTGTTGAGGAACTGGCCTTTCATATTTTCGTAGAGGTTGTTTAATCCTTCAACATTAGCGTTCTGCTTCATAGCATATCTGATTGCAAGAGCTGCGGCCAATACTTCTACATACAATTCATTTGGGAAGTTGAATTCTGTATCAGGCAACAATGATTTAATCTTTACATTGCCATCATAATAAATAATGCCATATTTCAATGGGAATAAGTATTTACCTGGAACTGTTACCTCTTCATAATTCTGCAAAGTGCCATTGTAATACTCAAATACATATCCACCAACATAAGCAAACTCGTGGTCACCAAATGACTCTATGTAAATAGATCCATCTTTGAGTTTGTTCAAATTAAGATCAGTTTGCTCTTCATTCTGATAGAGATAAAGCTTATTGTCCAATACACCAATCACAGAACCATCTTTGAACATTACGCCTTCAGTATATGCTGGGAGTGTCTTTGTATCAGCAATGCTTGTCCAAGTTGTGGTGTTGCCTCTTGTCCATTTAATGCCATATGAGTCAACAATTCTTCCATTAGCTGGGAAGCCGTTAATTACAACATTTCCATCGAAATCATATAACACATTGTTGTAAACACCGAGCTTGCCGCCTTTCAAAATAAGGTTGTTGTCAGTTGTGGCTACAAGTTCTGATGTTCTTGCGTTGTATACATTCTTATCAGAATTGATAAAACTGTTTTGGATGTAATCAGTGAATGTGCTTACAGTGTTGTAAGTTAAGTCTGTTTCGATAGTCTTATCAGGCAATGTAATAAACTCAGGCACTGTGTAATAAGTCATAATGATATGGCCTTGTGTGCCATATAATCTAATCTTGTCATTTACGACTTCATATGTGTTTGAGGTATTACTTTCAGAGTCGGCTTTTCTTGTAATTACTCCGTAATTGTTCTTGATTGATAGGATTTGATAACAGTCATCTGGCATTGAGTATTCAACTTGGCCATTAACTGTAGAGCCTGCCAACTCAACTTCTTTTACAAACTGTTTGTCGCCTTTGTTGATGAGTAATTGATAAAACTCTTTCCAGGCGTCATTAATGTAATAAATATCTTCTTCGTTTGATATAAAATCTGTGTTAGTTAAGTCAGCTAACTGTTTTGCTCTAAATGCGATCTCACTAGCTTTGTACTTCATAATTTATTAGAAAAGTCCGCAAGAGTCGCCACAGTCTTCACCGCAGAGGTCTCCACCGTCATCACAGCCCCAATCGCCACAGTCAGCTCCTTCAGCACAGTCAGAACAATCTGCACAATCACCACAGTCGCCATCACCGGCTTCACAACCACCAAAGAAGCAGTCACCACAGTCTTCTGCATTATGCTGACAGGTTTCACCACACCCAGCTGAGTCATCACATACTGTTAATCCACAGGGCTGTGTACAAGTAACTGTTTGGTTACAGTTAATTTGTTCATTACAAGGCTTATCCACGTATTCATCTGTTATATGATAATCGCAGTTATTGCCTGGCTCTCCATCATAACCACAAGTGAATGAACAATTCTCCAAAGAACACCCACCACCACCAATAACTCCTTGAAAAGTACATTCGAAATCACAATTGTCTCCACCGGTGGCTGTACCAACGGTTGTATAAGCGCAGCTAAAATTGCAATCATCTGGGTTGGTACCTCCCCATACGCCAGCATAGGCGCAATAACCATTTGAGCAATCAGTTATTACTTCGATCTCTCCGGTACCAATACCGTTTGTAAAATTGCAAACATCGCAAACTGTTTGGTCGCAGTCTACTGTCTGAGTGCATAATTCACCACATTCAATTTGTTGCATACAAGCAGCATCCTCACAGCCAGGCAATGCACATTCTGAGATTGGGTCTGGAACAGTAATTTCGCCGCATTCACCACATTCCTCATTACAGCTAGAAGTAAAAGAACAAACAACACCGCCATCATCGTCGATAGTGTATCCATCTTGTTCAGTTTCATTGCAGTCTGAAGTATAAGAACAGGTCTGATTACAAGAGGGAGTATAATAACATACAGTCGACTCACCACAAGCATCCATCCAGGCGTAATCATCACCTGAAGAAGTATCTGTATCATTATCACCAAGAAGTTGATTAGCAATGTTTATCATTGTTCTAATGCCACTAAAGTTCTGCTTGTTATAATTACTTTGATTAAACCATTGCTGAAAAGCTTTTGTGTCTGCATTAACCATACCATTGTAATATGAAGCTTCTGTTCTTAAGGCGGCAATTCTGTTTCTTAATTGTTCTGTTATGGGACTAAGCTTTACTAAGATGTCACCCAGTTTCTTTATCTCTTCATCAAAAGATTTAATCTGAGTTAATGAGCCCATATCAAGCTGATTAGTAGATGTTTCTCTTACCTTGTTCATAATTTACTCCGCAGCTCCCTCTCCGCAGTCTTCTGCGCAGCTATAATTGCAGCTATAATCCTCAAATATACAAGTCAAATCAGAAGTTGGCAGCTTATATGCTTCTGTTCCTGATACACTGTTAATATATCCATTTAATGTCTTTATGACAGTTAATAAGTTTGTAAGCTTATCAACAAAAGCATTTATGTATTCGATGTAGCCCAAAAGTCGATTGCTGTAATTCTCAGCCAACTTAGTCATACTGTCAAAACGTTTCTTTATTCTGTTCAACTCTTTATTAAAGCTGTTTGATAAAGTATTGAAGTCAGTGGATGCGGCCTTCGTGCTGCTTATCAGTTGACCAATCTTTGTATCAGATACATTTACTTTTCTAAAGTTGGAAAAGCCTTTACTTGTTGACTTTACTTCTGATGTTGCTCCCATAATGATTGAGCCCAATCCATATATGTTTAACAAGTCATATGTCTTCTGCTTAAAGCCGAACTGAACTAACAAAGCTGTCTGTATTTGTATAATTGAGATGTAAGCCTTATATATGTATTGGCAGGCTACATAATAATTATATACTTTATTACCTACACTAACCAAGTTGTCAAAGTATTGCTGAGTGTCTTTATCGAAAACAGCCGATATGTTTCTCAGCTCATTTATTATGGCCTTATAAGTTGCAGTTGTTGTGTCTTGTTGGTTGTCTCTGTGACTTATTACCATAGTTTACTCCAAATCTACTTATCTCCAAGAATTGATTCCATCTGTAATAGTATTCGCATTTATCGCTTCTTTTCTTTACAGAGCCACACATATTACATTCACCGCTGTTCTTGTATCTACAGTTGATACAGTATTCTGGGTTTTCATTGGATGGATTGGCTACACTGTGGTCAGCATCAATTAAGTTACATTGGCAGTATCGTCCAGTGCTATCCATATGGTCGCCTTTCTCGATTGCGCCAATCTGAAATGCCCTACACTGATTGCCATTACCTTTTAAGTCAGAGCCTCTTGTGTACTGCTCTCTGATGTATTTCATATATGGCATATATTCAAGGTAATTACAGCCGCCTGCCAAATCCTTACGCCATATCTTAAACCAATCTTCTATGTAGTCATCTAAGACTCTTCCTGTAAAGTTAAACTGAGAGCCGTCTTCATCCATAATGTGGTTAAGCTTTATGTATAATCTTCTGTATAATTTTAATGCCTTATCAACTTCCTCTTTAGTGTAATCAGCTTTATGCCATACTTCTGGGAAAACCTGTTTGAGGTAACTGTTAAAGTAGTTCATATTGGCAAATAAGCTCCAGTTCTTTCCATTCAATGTGGCGTTAATACATAACAGTTTCCCAGCTCTCATAAGCTTCTTTACATTCGGTATGTCTAATGGGTTAAACTTTCCTGTTCTGTATTTCTGTCCAAGGCCATCGTGGCTCAACTGTATGCTTACGTCATTGTTCAAGAACCACTCAGTAACATCATCTCTCATTAGTGGCAACCCATTAGTTGAAGTTGATATATTAGCTTTCTTGTTGTATTTGGCAGCAATGTTCTTTATGCATTCAACTAAATCCTTAAGGCATTTAAAGTTGGTTACTGGGTCAGCTCCCCAAGTATCGATGCTCCATACATCAGCTGACATCATTCTTTCATCAGAGGTTAACGTTTTCTCAATAGCATCAGGGTCAAACTTCCATTGAGCATACATCATATCATCAATATGTTTGAGTGCCTCTACTGATTGAGCTGCGGTTAGTAATGTATAATCCATATTTGCTGCAGCCATACAGTAGCAGCAATTTCCTGAGCACTTTGTGGTGTTATTCATTGTTATGGACATTCTTTCTTGCTTATTCTTCGGTATACTTTTCTCTGAGCTTTTCACGATCTCTGTCAAACTGTTTCTCCTCGTAGTAGTTAGTAAAGATTAAGTCCAATAAGCCTTTCTCATTTAATCTGTCCATTGCTTCTAATGCCTGAGCCCAAGTAAGGTGTTCTTTTCTCATCAGCCACATAGCCATATCATAAGTCTTTTGCTTGGCTATCCAGTGGTCGTCTAAGTGTCTATCTTCCATTGTTTACGCCTCGCTCTTTACTGCCTCAATAATGTTCTTAGCCATTTTGTTATTATCGACTAAGTTCAATACTTCATTAGCGTAACATCTTGATACATATAAAACGGCCATTAAGGCGTTTGGGTGCCAGGTATCATCATCGATGGTATGCAATATCTTATCAGTTTCTTCATCTCTTTCCCACAATGTATTAGTTAAGTCTTCTGCCAATCTGCCTTCCTTAAGCTTATCAGAGATGGTTATTTTATTTGATGAGAAGAAGTCATTCAACTGATCTAACGCTAAGTCTTTATCTGATTTATATGCTGTGAAAACATTAGGGATTTTATATACATTATACAAGTCCCATACAGCTTCTTTAACGTTGTTATCACAGATTACCTTTATGTTATGCGCAACGGAGTAATTGTCTCTCAGGTATTCATACTGGCGTTTAATCTCATTTGATATATCTACAACGCCGTGGTGGTTTTCACTCCACTCATCGATTACATACATTCTGTTATTCTTACAAATAAATGAGAGAACAGCTGGCTTATCTTCAAAACCAAAGTCAACACCTATATAAGCATAATCGACTACATTGCCTACTTGTCTTAATTGGTCAGCAGTTACGAAGCTCCATTTCTTTATTACTTTAGCATCATCATCATATACGTTTAATCTACCAAAGTATTCGCGCTGAATGAATGCTGACTCAGGTGTACATCCTTGTTCTTTACAAACTTCTTCAATTACTTTATCTCTATCTGGGATGAATGGGTTGTCTTCGAATGTCCAATGATACAACTTCCATCCTCTTTCCATTGCGTTGTTCCATACTTCTTCTACATAAGTATGAGGAATTCTTGGAGGTGTACCTACCATACATAACAATGATTGTTTACCATAGTCTTTTAATGCTGGGCCAATTACTTCTCGGATTAACTGTCTTATATTTCTCTGGTGGCCGCACTCATCCATAATACAAAGACTAATACGTTCACCACGTAATTTATCTATATCAGCAGCATTGTTGTTACCTAAGATTAACAATTGAGAACCATTTTCAAAATGCATCTCTTGAGACTCAACTGAACCTTTTATACATTTTAATCCAATCTTATTTAATGCTGTTTCCAATGGCTTTCTAATCTGTCTTATAGCTGCTGATGAGTTTCTGTTGATATATACACAATGCGCATCGTGAAGAAGCAAACCTTTTGTAATAAGACGTCCCATCAATTCTGTTTTACCAGAACGTCTACTGTTGATTATTAAAATCTTGTTATCAATGTCGTTATCAAATACAGCTTGCTGTTTGTCGTAGAGTGTTTGTCTGATTAAATACTTCTTGTAATTGATGTCTTTATCTTTCTCTACGTCCAACAATGAGTCAAGGTGTCCGAGGAAGTCTTCTTTGTTGAAAATAAAATTACTGAAAAGTTGTCCGCTTTTCGATTCTGGGTCGGACATAGCTGTTGACATTACTTTATCAACATATTTATGGATCCAAGACTTGCCTTTCTTATCTTCAGAGTTTAATTGATTTCTGATATATGCCATCAATTCTGGCGTAATATATTTGTTTCTATCAGAACGTTCTTTTGTGTTAGCTGGCTGATACAATGCTTTCTTGATTGCTTGATTTGCTGCGTCTTTTGTTGCTTTACTTTCTGGGTTTAAAGCTCTGGAAAGCACAGAAGCCGCGGTTGCTTTTCCCGCGGTTTTGTCTAAGTCTATACTGTTTATTGTTTCACAAATTTGTTCATCTGTCCGTTTCTTCGCCATATTATATTAGAAACGGCTGTAATTAGTACCAAACTCGTTTTCCTTCAACAAGTTTCCAGTGTTTTCCTTTGAAAGCGTCTGATAATATATTCTTAGTTTCTTCTGACATTTTCATTCCTTTACGAGCTTCACCTATTTTCTTTCGTGTTTCCTTAGAAAGATGTTTCCCTTTGTTAGCTTTTGAAAGGCTTCTCTTGCCTTCTTCTGATACTGAATGACCTTTAGCATAACCATTTTCTTTCATATGTAATGATACGTGGTCTTTTCTAGTCATAAATATCAATTCTTCAGCAGGTCTATGCCAATACATACCAAGAGCATTCAATTCTTCTTTTGTAATGTCAACTGGTCTTTTCTCACCATCAGATGTATGTGTCTCTAATCTATGATGACATTGCCAGCCTTTAAAGTTGTCTTTCTTTGCAGCTTCGTAATTTTCAACATTTTCTATGTTATCACAAAAGCGTTCAAAATGTCTCATTTATTTACCCTCCGCTTTCTTACCACAATTTGCCAAAACAGAAGAACCATAAATTGGGCGGCCGTTATATATTGATACAAGAGCTGCCTCGTCTTCATTTTCAATAAGGAAAGTTCCTTGCTTGAACATATTGACATATTTTGAAGTCTTGTCTGTCATAGGTGTATCAGATTTAATTAAATCATTGTTAGCTAAAATTTTATTAACATATTCTGTTGTATTGCCGCAGCCAACATCCAAGATTGTTACTTTTGGGTTTGCTGATAATGCAAACATCGCAAATAAAACTGCTAAAATTGTAATTAACTTCTTCATCATTTTAATCTCCTTACAATTATAATATAAAAGCAAATTAAACAAAGTTCAATTTATCTTTCATTAAATTCTCATATTCTTTATGCCATTGTAACAACTCAACATCAATTTTGTCGAGTGGTGCCCCGCGCTTTTCCTTCATCAGTGCTTTTGCTAACAGTGTTCTCCACTTTGCTGCTTGTTTCTTTGTCAGATTTGTTTTCAATTTTATTCTCCTCATAATTTAACATCATAATAAATGCGTCTCTTTCAGTCATTTGTTTAGCCTCCATCTGTTAATAATATTAACACAAATTAAAATAATTTTACATTTTATTGACAATTTCTTCAACATCTCTGTAACATTCACCGTTCTCCATAAGTCGAATAATTCCATAGCAAAACACTTTATCGCCATTCTTGAGTTTATTCAACTTTGTTAAGAATGTTTTAGCTCTTGCAGCTGCTTTATCATTAGCTGCTCTCTCTGGATCTACTTGGTAATGGATCCAAGGAGTATCATCACTGTCTGTAAAATAAGCAGTAGTAACACCTTTAATTGGATCATATACCTTTGCGCCAAATATCAACTGTTTGGCATATTTTCTCGAAACTTTAACTTCTTCACTTCTCATAATTAAATCTCCTATGTTTTATAATGAGTCTACGCCGAATGCTTCAACCCATTGTTTAATAAATTCATCAGCTAATTCTTCTCTAATACCAGAGATTGGTAAACCAGCTGCTCTTTTACCAATTACGATTGCAACAGCTTCTTGCAATGTAATCTGCTGATCTGAATAAATATCTTCTTCTGTTTTCATTTGTTATCTCCTCTACATTTATTTAGTAATATTAAGCTCTTTTCTATAATTTTGTGCTTTCTGTAAAACTTCATAAATTCTATATTTATGAACATCATCAAAGTACTTCTTAAAAGCTTCATTCAACATTTTCTCAAACTTTTCTTTGTTTTCTTTCTTCATAATTAAAATCTCCCCTCAACATTTGATGCCCAATCCTGCCGCTTCCAAAAGAAGTAATTATCAGCAAGAAGCCAACCAACAATAAACCCAGTTACTGTAATAACTGAACAAGTAATAACTAATGCTACCATTTTAATCTCCTTAATAACTAGTATAAGTGAAATGAAAAGATCTGTGAATTTTAATAAAACGTGTTACCTATGGTTAACAAAATAGAAAGGGTAACCCGCACGCACGAGCTACCCTTAAAATAGAGGTTATTTATATATGGCTATAAAAGCGAGTTGTATAGTAATGTATTTTCGGTACAATCGCCATAATAGGCTACTAGGAACAACTTATGCCTTTATATTTAATTAGTTGATACTTCAAAATATGTAAGGTCCGCCTTTTAATGACGAACCTCTTTTATGAATAACGAATTATTTGTCGGCTCAATCTACTAGCCAACTATGTATTACCAATTTTAACGCCTTGGTAAAGCGCCTCCTTTAGGAGCGGAGGGACTTGAACCCTCATCCACCAATTACTCGAATTATACCGGACTGTTTATAAGACAGCTGAGATACGCTCCTATGTATTTAGTTAATTTTGATTTTCCAAAATGTATTGCTGCAAACTTTCTGCTTTATCTTTGTCAAACCAATAAGTATCTCTCCAAGGCTTTAAGATACCAGCATCAATGCATTTCTTAAATTGTGGCTTGACACCAAATGGGTCCGTTTCACCTACAACGTTTCTAAGGTTCTTATTATAGCGCAAACAAAATGAATAAGCATATTTTAAGCTGTCAATGTATTCATAGAGGCTAGAAGCATTTATCAACTTTTCGGCTACTTTGCTTTCTTGGTTGAAGTATCTCTGTTTTGAAGCAAGTTTCTGTTCTTTTGTCTTTTCCATAATTATTATCTCCTATGTTTAATGCTTCTTCAGCAAGTGTTTCTACATTATCCGCGAATATGTTAACTATTGTTGTATTATTGTTAGTTGATTGATTTATATGTTTGTTTACATATTTGATTACTTTGTTCTGTACTACTTCTTTGATACTGTTTGCTACTACTTCATTGTCTACATACCAGCAATCATACTGTTGCCAAACAGAACATCCTGTTTTAAGAAGTTCAAACAAAACATCCATATAAATACAACTTTCGTGAAAGAATATTTCACTGTCATATTTGAGTTCTCCTACTGTATTTATAATACTGTCTCTGTATGACTTCATAACATAATCAAGGTCTTTCCAATAATCTTTCTTATATTCAGTATGCTTTGAAATCTGTCTTTTGAGATGAGCTGATAATAAAGTTTCTTTATCAAAATATCCATTCATATGGAACTTCTTAAATACTTTACGTGTTTCATCATTCCATTCAAGTTGTTCTGATGGACAAAGTCTGATAAATTCTTTATACATCATTTCATATAAGTCAATGTCATTGTCAAGCCAAATTCCAGTGTTCAAAGCATATGTTAAACGAGGCACTGATGATTTAACATCAAATTCATATTTGAGTCCATATCTTTTGATAACATCTTCTTTATATAAAGTGTTTGGTTCGTCATCAGCTTCTCTTTCTTTCTTTGCTGATACCAAAGAATTTGTTGCTCTAATGCCAATCTTTGTTACAGCTTTATTACCTTTGTTCCAAGTAAATGTTGGTTTGAATGTAATTTGTCTGTCATAATCATCAGAGTAATAAACTTCATTGATTAAGTCAGCCAACTCTTGATAATGTTTCAACTGTGGATAGTTGATATAAAGGCAACCCATTAAGTAGTTCTCAAAGTCAGTCATAGAGTAGTTGTCTGGCTTTAATAAATGAAGCTTTGATGAGAAGCGAACTTCACTTTGTTCAAATGAAGTATTCTCAACCGCGAATATGTTAACTATTGTTGTATTTATTATTTTGTATTTATTTATGTTATTGTCTTTACAATACTGTTTGATTGACTGCTCTGTTTCATAGTTGTATGCATACTGTTTGCATTTGTTATCTTTCTGATAGTATGCATTAAACTGATAGCTTGAATCATATTCTGCCAACAATCCAATTGAGATCATAAACTGAATTGCACGAGAAACATTCATTGAGCTTCCCCAAATTGAAAGAAGCTTCTTGTTTGTTGTTGCTATTGGCATAACTGTAATGCCGTCACTAAAGCGTCTTTGCTTATTGAGGTCAATAAATGCTAATGTTTTAGCAAGCTGTTCTTTGAGTGATTTGTTCTTTCTTGTTTGTGGGATGTTATAAGTGATGAACTCAACTTGTTTAGTTGGTCTTGATGGTTTAAACTCGAAGTATTTATCGTTTCTATCGAGTTTGTCTTGATTTAAGATGTTGTAAACTTTCTGTAATGTTGTCATCCACTATCTCCTGTTGGCTGACCAGTTGGAGGCCTCATCAACCAACAGGAGCAGCAACCATTTTCCATTGTTATCTAATTAGTATATTAACAAAATATGTAAGCGGGATGTATAAAATTGTAAAGTCATCGAAGTTATAGGAACATCCATATGCCAGTCATATTTTATTAGAAAGTTTACTTATCGTTAATATAACTAAATATAAGAGAGGCAGTATAATATGAATATTGTAACAACAAACACAACAGGCGTTGTAATGCCTTATAACATAGTCACAACTTGTTATTATCCTAAATACAACAATTACGATTGTGCTATTACGAATGGTTATTATGGCATAATTGAACCTTCAGATAAATATAGACTTGAAGCTGTTGAGGAAGTCTATAAAAGAGGATATATTACTAGAGACGAAGCCGACAATTTGATAAGTGAAAGATACGCTAAAAGAAATGACTGTACTACAATTTTCTGCGTTGATGAAGGAACTGAAATTGTTATCTTTTGTACAGAGAGTACAAGTTTTCTTGTGTCAGAAACATTATTTAAGTTTTCATATGATAAGGCTTCCGGTAAAGTTATTGAAGAAATAAACTAATATATGAGATAAAGAAATATGACTGAACTTAAAATGTTTCATAATCCATCAAATGTTAGATTAGCATCTTTGCATTTTGGTGGTTACCTTGCTAAAGAAGAACTCCAAGAAAGACAATATGAAGGCCGTTTCTGGGATTTGCTAATGGGTGGTGATCATTATAGACTAATCATAATATTAGATAATAAAACGGTTTTGTTTATTGATAAAGATATTGCAAGAGGGAATACAATAAAAGAAGCTATCGAATATAGAGGTAATGCGTTAAGTGTCTTACCTTCTTCACTAGTAGGTAGATTTTACTAAATAAACACAGGAGATTAAAAGATGACAAAAGAAGAGAAAGATTTGAAGAACGATGTCTTGGATATTTTACAAGATTATTTATATGTTGCTCAGACTATAAATAAAGGCGATGCTTTAGCAGTTAAAGCAGGTGTCCTTAATAAGGAAATCAAAGAGACAAAAGAAATTATACGTCGTTTTAGAGATGTTACTATAACAGAGGAGAAATAAGATGTTTGATTTTGGAATGGCACTTGTTGCTCTTAAACGCGGAAAAGCAGTTGCTCGCAAAGGCTGGAATGGAAAAGGAATGTTTCTTACTTTGCAGAATGGTTCAGAAGTTGATGGTAAAGATATGCGTAATGAGCCAGCAAAGTTTTATTACGGCAACAGTAGAGTTAAAATCTGTCCACATATTGATATGAAGGCTGCAGATGGTTCTTATGTTGTTGGTTGGCTTGCTTCACAGACTGATATGTTAGCTGAAGATTGGCTTATTGTAGAACCTGATCCTCTTTCTGGTGAGATTCTTGTTAGGGAGATTGACTAATGAGCACAGCATTAACTATTGTGATTGCAATTATAGGTGTTTTGGCAGTGCCTTTTGCTGTTGCAACAGTGATATTGGCTGCAGCAATTCCTTTAATGATTGTTGCAATGTTTGATGTAGAGGATGATAATGGCAAGCAAGAATAAACTAATGCTTAATCCAGGCTACCTTTCAGATATGAAAATAGTCGATGAGCGATTGACAAAACTTGAGAAAGGTTACGAAGAGATTTCCAAACTTTTAACGGGTTTGTCAATGGATCTCAAACTTATTACAAATGGAGGTAAAAGTGGCGTCAAAGAAGAAACTAAACAAGAACGCAAAAGCAAAAGCAAAGTTTAGAGCTACTGAACAATGGAAGTCATTCAGAAAATGGAAGCATAATGAGCAATGCGGGTTAGATCCAATTACAGGAAGTAAGCTACCCAAAATGGCTCATTTGCACCATAAGAATCTTAATGCTGAAGAATATGATGACATCTCTAAAGAAGAGAATTTTATTTTATTGCAGCCAACAACACATAAAGCCATTCATTGGGGTTTGACACAGATAAAGAAGCTTCATTCTATGGAAATCATAGAGCGTTATGTTGAAGAGTTAAAACGGGAGGCAATTCTTAATGGCTTCATCGAACCAGATGACTGATTTCAAGAGAGTTATTTATGACATAGAAAATTATAAATATACTGAAGACGAACAACAGTGGATTAAAGAAAACATAGGCTGCCCGTTAACGGAAAAGCAGATTTATGATATGAATCTTAGATTCCATTTACATCTTTCTGAAGATGAGAAAGGAGAAGGCTTCCATAAAGTTAAAGAAAACAAAAGAAACACATCTAAAAGTTTGTTACCTAAATCATTAATGCCACTTTTAGATGAGTCAACTGATTTGAAAACTAAATGGAAGCTATTTTGCAAAACTTTATGGTGGTGTCACAATGTTAGACATATCGAAGTGGATCCTGAAATATGGGACATTGGAGAAAAGCTTCTTGCTGAATATCCAAATGGAAGAAAGCCGATAATGATTGATGTAAAGTCAAGCATTAAGCACAGAACAATCATAGAATACTAAATCAATAAAGGAGATCAAAGATGACGATATATTTGAATCGCTACAAAGCTAAAACAGTTGATTTGAAAGAGTACTATGGAACGTATGATAACAACCGACAGACATATAAATTGCTTAAGGGCGCGCCACTTTTGGTGAACGTTCAAGGCAGTTATATAGAAGCAAATGAATTGCCAAAATTGGTTTGTAATAAGTGTAATGCAATTATCGTAAATCAGTGGTTGTTAGAATTAAGGAACCCAACAGATACAGATCATTTTACTGTACTAAATTTCAAATGGAGAAAATAAATGTTTAACAATGAATTAAAACAAGAAGTTGCATCAATTAAGAAGAAGACTGTAAAGATGGCTGCAGAGATTTCTGAGCTTAAAGAAGATTACAATGATTTTCTTGAGTGGAAGAAAATGAGAGATGCCAATGCTGAAGCAGCTGCTAAGATGGGACATTTCTATATTACAGCAGATGACTCTGCATTATTGGAAAGACTAATTCAGGAAGTTAACAAAGATCCTGATTTGGCTGTTTTGTTAACCACAGCTCAGGGAACAACATTAACTTTGAGAAGTCACCCACAGCCACAAATAAAAGATAGTTTAATCAACTACAGAAAATATACAGAAGAGGAAAGTAAATGAGCAGTATTGTAAAGAGACTTGCGAAACGAAAGCAAACACCAGAAGAATATAGAACTCTGGTTGGAAGCATTGTAACAACTATCGGTATTATTACTGGTAAGTCAGAGCTTGAAGTAAGAAAGATGTACAATCGTCTTAAGAAGAATAAGAAAGATATTCCAAACACTGTTGCTGAGATTTGTAACTATGTATGGTCAATCTTCGGAGATGATGATAAAATTGCATCAAGAGCGAATATGGTTTTAGTTTATGATAAACTAAATATCAGAGCACCGTTAGTTACATTAGTGAATGAGGAAGGATATACACTTCCATTAAGTCCTGATGGTAATTACACTGGCATTTTAATGTCAGCAGCTGCTGGTAGTGATTATATTGGAGTTGAGTTCCTTTATAATATAGATGGAAGTGAAATTGTAGAAGAAGAGGAGATTAAAATAGATGAATAAGTTTTACATTAACGTTGCAGGTGGAACAGGTTTTAATATGGCTTTGGCTTCCTTCATTGCTTATATCAAAGAAAACGGCGATGACAATGGAAACAAAGATTACGAGTTCTACGTATCAAGCCCTTACTTTGATTTGTTTGAGGCAAGTCCTTATGTTTCTGGAGTTTACAAGCCACAGGAATTAAGAGATATGATTTACGATTGTAAAGCAAATGATGGAACATTAATCCTTCACAGACTTTATGATATGGATGAGTTTGTTAAGAAACAAATTACATATGCTGAAGCCTGGGCAAAGTTGATGGGTATTCCTTTCACAGACGATAAAACAGGCAGCAAAGTAAAAGCTGTATTTGAGCCTTACAGAGTATATCCTGCATTGCAGAAACAGGTTGAAGACATTAAGAAGCTCATTAAAGATAATGGCTTCAAAGATTATGTCATTATGCAGTTTACTGGCGGACAGACTCCACTGGTTCAGGTTCCAGTTGGACAGGATGGAAAACCTGATTGGAGCCGCGTTCCTTATGACTATGCTAATGAGCCTCTTAAACGCCACTACCCAATTGACAAGGCTCAAAAGTTTGTTGAATTGTATCATAAGGAAAATCCAAAGACTGCAATCATTATGTATCAGTTGCCAAATGAACCAAGTCCAGATGCTGATTATATCGTAAAAGCAGTTGTTCCATATCTTGCTTATTATGAATTGGCAAAAGAAGCAAAAGAAGTAGTTTGTATCGACTCCTCATTACAGCATTTGGTTGCTGGCCTTACAAAGACAACAGTTATCTGGGGTCATTCTTCAAATGATGAAGGCGAACAGTTACCTTTTGGTTACAGTTATAATAATAATGTTATTCAGAAATGCCGCAGAAATGATATTTTGTTCTTTACAGCACTCGGTCCTTCTGGAGCAAAGATTGCTTATATTGAACCGGAAGAGTTGATGGAAAGATTGAAATAAGGAGGCAAGACAGGTCCCAGAAATGGGGCCTATAAATGTTATTATGATTAAACCAACAAAACAAGATTTAGAATTTAAAGAAGTATTTAAGAAGTGGCAAGAAACAAATGATAAGAAGCTTTATGAGAAAATGTGGTTTATGGTAATTGATTGCTGTAATAATTTAGGTAAAAGACTTCTTAAAAGAAATGGGATATATGGCAGTAGAGCATCAACATTAGAAGAAAGATGTATGGATGCAGCCATCGACTCAATAAGATTGCTGACAGATGGAAAACATAATGATATTATCTCATTGTCAGCTTATTGTAGTAATTGGGTTAATTATCATTGTATGCACAAGCAGTCTAACAAAGCTCAAGATAAAGAGCTTCAATTAGACGCTTTTCTTGATGATTACGGTAATTTATATGAACCAACTGTTAGTATTGAATCCCAAGATAATCAAGAATCTTTCTAGCCTTGTCATCTGCGCTGCTTAACAATCTATTCTTTTCAGCCAATCCTTTCAAAGTATTGATGTTATCTTCAGACAAATTATCTAAGTTCATACTAAATTCTTTAGCAGCTTTTGCAGCATCTTTATGAGCTTCTTCACGCTGATACTTAGTGAGTGCCTCTTTAGCAGCTTCACCCTTACCTGTATAATGTTCAAAGTCTTTTGCAAACTTTTCATTCTTCAAGTTCTTCATAGCTTTGTTGATAACATCAGAGCCTTTGACGCCATTATAGTCTGCATTAGGGTCAATTTCACCTGATATAACCAATGTAGCCAACTTAATTTTGTCAGCTTCACCGCCAGCACCTTGGTAAAGGTTTCTAACAATTTTACCTTTTCCAGTTGGGTCTGAGCCAGCAAAATTGTCTGTTACAGTTCTAATGTCATCTGAAACACCTTTATTTACAATGTTTGAGTTTGCATCATTTGCTGTTTCAGGTGCTACATATGTATTTCCTGTTTTATCTTTAGTAAATGGATTACCGATGTTAACTCCGAAGCTAGGTCCTGCAGAAACAACTAATGACTTAGCATATTCCATCATATCCTCTTTAGACATAGCGCCAGATCCAACAGCTGTGCCTAATGAAGCAAGAAGGTTTGCAATATGTTCTTCTTTGTCAATAGAAGAAGTTGATGCACTTGTAAGTAATGCATATTCTCCAGCTACAGCGTCCATAATAGCTGCGCCTTCTTCATTGCCATTAGCACGAAGTTCAGCAGCCTTAGCAGAAGCTTTGTTCTTATATGTTTCCATAGTTCTTGAAGCTTCAAGAGCTTTATTTGACTTCTCATTACCAAGATTTTGAGCAGTTGCTTCACGTTCTTTATCAGAGTTGGCAATAGATGCAGCTTCAGCTGAAGTTTGCTGTTTAAAGAGCTCTTCATTACGCTTATCCCAATCTGATGTTTCAAAGTTGTTATTAACTGTTCCGCCAGTAAACTGAGCACCAATGTTTCCAATATCACGGCCTGTATTTCTTGCAAACTTAGCGATAGTATCAGCCATCATATAATCTCTGGTACCTTTATCAATAGTACCGTCATAATATGCTTGCTGAATGCCTCTTACTTTACCAGTGCTGTTGCCAGGAGTAATGCCATTAGCAGCAAGAGCAGCTTTGTAAGCGTCATTATCATCAGAATACTGGTCTCTTAAAGACTTCTGCAATTCTTCCATTGTTATCCTCTTTTACTTATTTGCGTTTTGGCAAAGACTTCTTTGTTTCTTCGAGTTCCTTAGTAAAGCTGTCGAGAGGATCTTCATCTTCATCTTCTTCATCATCCTCGTCTTCATCTTTATCATCTGCAGGCTTTTCTTCCATTGCGTGAACTTCTGTTTCATCCTTTGAAATCTTACCGTCGCCATCTTTGTCTTCAGACTCGATATGGATTTCTTCTTTACCGCCTTCGTCTTTAGCAGGCTCTTCTTCAGTTGTTGTTTCTTCTTTAACAGCGTCTTTAACTTCTTCAGTAGCCTGTTCAATCTGTTCCTGTTCAGCATCAGGCCAAATTCTCTGCAATGTAGCCTTAATGTTGTTTTCAAGAGCATCGCAGTACTCATCATCAGTCAAATCAGAATACTGACTTTCGTACTCATTGCGAGACTCTTCCATCAAGTCAAAGTTGTCGCCATTCAAAAGTTTAATCTTATCTTCATAAGGCTTAAATCTTTCGCCATATTTAGATTTCCAATTCTCTCTTCGCTGATTAGTCTGAAACTCATTATCAGCATCTTCATATGATTTGATAAAACTTTCAAACTTATCAAGCAAAGCATCAATTTCTTCTGGACTTCTCATTATTGTTCTTCTCCTATATAATTAGAATTATCCCAAGCACCTTCAAGACCAGCTTGTTGCATTGCTTGGTTCATTGCTGTGTTAATCTGACCATTTGGATTCTGTAAGTCAGCCATAATGTCATTACTAATCTGTTGTGTAGCAGCCATTTCTGCAGATGTTTGAGCTTCATTGTTCTTCATAGCACAAACTTTATATAACTGCATAAGCTTTTCAATATCACCTTCATTATCATTGTTTGCAGCATACAAAGAAAGACAAGTATTAAGGATTTCGCTCATCAACATATCTGTAGGAACATAATCTGGGACATCATAAACGCCATCAAATAAGCATTTATCAATAACAGTTTGAGCAGCTTCAAGGGAAAGGTTAGCCAAACTGAATCCTGATGTTACGTCAGGCAATTCCATCAAAGTAGCAATTCTGTTCTGAGGGATAACACCCATTTGAACTAACATCAATACTTGCTGGCTTCTTGTCTGAGGATCTTTAGACAAACTTTCAGCAGCGCTAAACTGTAAATCCAACTGATTGATAACTTCCTGTAAATCAGCCCAAGTAAACTTCTTTCGTTTAGGGTCTGATGGAAGGATAGAGTCAGCTTCATTGAAAATACTGATACAAATCTTGGCAATATCTACATATGATTTAATTACTGAATTAAGTTGAGTGCTGAATCTTGCATCGCCAATATCTTCCATAGTTTGAATTGCGACGCCAGAATTAAGACCTTGCTGTTTCTTACCTGTAATATCCTGCATTGGAACGCCAATTACTTCAAACATTTCGTTCTTGAGCGATTGCATTAACTGCAACCACTGAGGATCCATAAATGGTTCTGTTGCAGTAACGATTGGAGGTGTTGATTGATTAGGCAATGCTGAATATGTAATAATCTCACCAGTTCGGTTAGACATTTTGTGAGCTTTGATGTTTGATTGCTCTGGGACAAAATACTTTAATGGTGAGCTCAACTGTGAAGCATCTTTAATCTTTACTAAAAGAGAATCGATTTCATTCTGCATACCCCATAACAAGTCTACAACAGAGTTGCTGCTGAAGCCTTTAATAGGTTCATCATAGTTGATAAATACAAAAGGCAATACATCTTCCCAAACTTCTTCTTTATAAAAGTCGAATTCTGGGATATAATAAATAAGCTTCTGTTCATTCAAGTTCCAATAACGATAGAACGTACAGTCTTGTCTTGTGTTGATAATCTGTTTCTTTAATTTCTTATCTGTAAATGGGATTAAAGTAACCGGAAAGTTTTCAGCTTTCCATACCAATCTTGTTAAGCAATTATAAGCAGCTTCTCTGTTATCAACTGAGATCTGCCAAGGCATTACTCTTTCGATTGTTCTGAAGTCTCTGTCAATATAAACGACACCTACATCGAAAATACAGGCATCTTTAAAAGCTCTTGTAATTGTTCTGTTAACATTCTGACTGTCATAGAGTTGGTCGAAGAACTGCTGAGCTTGTTTTGCAATGCGCATTTCTCTGTAAGTTCCGTTAATTGTGTTAAAATAAGGTCTAACTTTCTGATCTTCAATGTTACTTACCAAGGAATCGATTACAGATTTTATAAGGTTTTCCTGAATACCTGATGATGTATCATCTTCAGTATCAGAAGCGTTAGCTGTATAGTATCCAGGAACTGACGTGTCATCAAGGTTAGTCATACCTAAGCCGTATGTATGATAATAACATCTCAAATTACGACGATATTTACCGCGTCTACTGCCGTTCTTGTCTACGATAGCTTCTATGTCCTGAATAAATTCTTGCTTATCCATTCTGTTTTGTTCCTTGCTTATTAGCATTATTCATAGTCTGTTGCTGTTGTAAAGCAGTAACCTGCAACCCAGAATTCAGCTGGTCTTG